CACTAACTTCGCCTTGTTGTCAGGGGTTATAGCGGGATACTGTGTGGCTATTTTACTACTATCTGGGGTATATACAGCGGTGGTAGGGGGTGTTACCTGACTCATCTGGGCAAGCACCAATTGCTGCACGCGCTCCTGTAGGGAGGATAGTCCTGATACACCGGCGGCCTTCTGTCTCGCGGCCTCCTCGGCAGTGGTTTCTTCTCTGGCCAGTGTACGTGTGCGAAGGACATCCTGTAGTCTCTGGGTCTCACTAGGCTGAAGGGCCTGACGCTGGGCCGCGGCCATGTTGGCGGAGGAGCCAGCCATCTTAGCACTGTCGGGACCTAGGCCTAGACCTGCCGCACCCATTGGTGTGGTTGGCCTGACTGGCTGACCGGCGCGTGCCGATGCCTCCTCAATGCTAGTCTTTCCTAGCTGAGTGCCCTGCCTGAATCCGGTCTGTAGTTTATTAAGAGGACTAGCCAATGTTGGTCCTGTTGAAAGATAGGAAGCAGCGTAGCGATTGGCGGTGTGTTGGGGGGAACATTGGGACCAAAGGCTACGGCTGCAAGTAGATTATACAAAGATTCCCATGATGTGTCTAGTGCTAGGTTTCGGCTGCCTCTTCCATACCCTTGTCAGTCATGCCGGTAATGCGGTACGAAATCTCAACAATCTCAACGGGTTGGTCCAATTCCTCATTAGTTATAAGGGCTTGGAAATAAACACATTCTTTTTCTTTGGGAGAGAATCTGATGGACTTTATCTTTACCCGGTTAGGGTCTTGTAGTCCGGTGATATTATTGCGGGTATCGTCCAGGGAGAAGGCATCCGTCTCCTCAAAGTTATCCACCAGGTCCCTGGCGGTGAACAGAAGGGTAGAGGAGGTGTCGGCCACCACGCGAAACTTCACGACCAGGAAGCGGACTGACTTCCTGATACCAGAATCGCCAAAGTCGAGAGCCCTAAAGAGAGCCCTCATACTAATTGGTTGGGCATCGTCTCGGTAATCAGAGGTCCCCCCGGTCCTCCGAACACTCATTACCTGCCCGTCGGTTGTGGCAAAGTAGGCGTCCGAGAAAAGATTAGCCCATCCTATAGCCGGATGGTTGGAATACCGAGTCCAGGCACCGAATCCGCCCCGGTATTCTCGAACGTGCGAATAGACCAAAAGGTCGCCTGGTGTCGTGTTGCCATCTAACGGAACGGAGACCTTGTACTGGCTGCCCGTGCCATAATGGTGACCAAACACCCGGTCCAGCAGGGAGAGATTAACTCGCTCCCTCCAGACCCGCTCTATCTTCTGACCAACATACTCAATCGCCAGGTTCCTGCCCAGTCGGTAGAGGCCTGACTCATTCGCGAACACAATACCATCTCTAGTATTGGCTATGGAGTGAGGGGCCGTACATCCCAGGCCTTGGGATTCAATACGTTGCACTGGATTGACACCAGCCGCCTTCGCGGAGATATCAACCAGGTATATGCTGTTAGTCTTAAAGACCACGACCACGCCACTCTTCTGAGCCGCCCCGAAGGCCGACTCCCCGAAGAATGGAATGATGCCGGAAATTTGCTGACCATCAGCACTATTAACATCTATCACGGAAACGGATTCGCTGTCAACCGTTGCCGTAGGATTACTAAATATTTCCGGGAAGTTAGGGTACGAGATAAGGATTCGGCTAGGATATTCATACTCTACCGCGCCCGCCGTATATACAGGACTGCCCAGTACCGTTCTCGGGAGTTTCAGACCATTAGCGAATAGCTGCATCTTGGTGGTTAATCCTCCTGGAGGCGGAGTTGCTGGTAGAATCGGGACCGGCTCCACCTCTAATTCCAGGCTGGTGTCCACTACCTTGGGCTGGGATATAATAATCCTGCCATTACCAATCAGGTTGCCTGCCGTGGCCATCATCCAGGGACTTGTCGCCACCGTCTGCTGCGCATTAATAGCCTGAGACAGGCGCATCATTACTCGCAGTTCCACAAAGACCGAATTGCCCACGACAGTCGCGTAGTTGCCATCATCAGAGCCGATATAGACAGGGACATCCAGGCCGTTGCTGGAGACGGCCACTCGGTTGGCGGTATTAGCCAGCGCGGTAAGCGAGGACAGATTAGTATTAATAGTAAAAGAGAGATTTGTACTTCCGCTGACTATCTTGTGCCAGCCAGATATATCCAGGTGCATTCCGTTCTGTACTCCCTCCCTATAGAGGTATACCCAGTGTCCGGCGGTCCAATTGCCGCTAGACTTTGTGGCCGTAACTGTAACAACACCGGCGGCAATAGAGGTAGCGGTAATATCAACATGAGAGTTTACGAACTGGAATCGTTGTACGTTCTCACCATCACTTGTCGAGGATGAATTATTATTATCTTTTCTAAGGGTAATAATCTCATCGGTGAAGTAGGAGTCTTGAATAGCCGTATCGCCTTCATTTTTCTGTACCTCAATATCTATGATAGGGTCATTAGTAATATTGCCCTGCACCAGTCTATTACCGGCACTGGTAATATATCTACTACGGAGTGGGGCTGACCACTGAGTACCGAGCTCGGCACCCTCTAGGGATGTGGACACATCATCCAGCTGATTAAGGGTATCGTCATTTCGTTTATCAATGAAATCTATATACTGCTCATTAAGCGAAAACTTAAGTGGTATGGATTGCAGGAGGTAGTAGGGGGCTACGCCGTTTTTCTTGGTGCGGTATACCTGTAGCTCCAGCTTGTCGTAGTCGTAAATGTCCCAGACTGGCATTCTACTGAGACGCAATTTTATTTGTGTATCTGTGGCGGTCTCTACCACGCAGTCATCTACACCGGTAACGGCACTGGCTATCAGATTATTATTGTTATCTAGAGCCGATAGGCGGAAGTAGTAGCGGTAGGTGGCCGTCTGCCTAATATTAAACCGCTCCGACCCACCTAATACGGTAGCCCCTAGTGCGGTATCCGGAGAGCCAGAATAGGCAATCTGAATATAATCATGGGCGCTTGATGAATTATCAATCCACAACTTTTCAATCTTAACTTTAATTTTAATAGTGCCCGCAACTGCATCATTAGTATTACTTGTAGTACAGCGGTATATCTCTACCGTATCCCCAACCCTAAAGATATTAGAGGTATAGTGAGGTAGTTTGAATAGGGCACCGGCGCGGTTTTCGCTGGTTAATACATTGCCCAGGTTAAGGACAATCTTTCCAACAGCCGCACTGTCAGTGGCCACGAACATCTGTGGCTGCCAGTTAGGGAGGCCAGCGCGTACCAGGGCGGCCCCGTCCCACTTCATGACGCTATCATCGCCATTACTAAAATACATATTGTCAGAGACCATGGCGCTCTTTAGGATAGGCTGACTGCCGGGTGTATTGGCCGGGAAATAATTCTCATGGGTGGTAGGTGTTAAGGAGAACTCATCATCCGGTGCCTCAAGGGGAACCCAGCGACTACTCACCTGCACCGCCACGATGCTGTTAACCGTATCGCTAAACTGAAACTCCTCATCCACCTGCACGGTCTTGCCCAAGATGGTGCCGGACGTACTCCCTATCAGGTCGCAATCTATTTTCAGGCTGTTAGTATCCACAATCTCAGAGATAGCCCAGGTACCGCTCCAATTTCCTGCCCTGACCAGCTCAATTAATTGACCTACCACATATCCCGAGGTGCTAGATACACTGGTAATGGTGTCATCAGCAATAGAGACAACATTATCTGATAGGGTATTAATGTACTCAACCCGTAATTTTCTATCTATTCCGCTAACTGATAGCATGTCGCCACGCACCAGGTTCTCCACCGTTGGTGCCTCTAGGGCGTCCCTAAGCGGAAGGATGCGAGAGGTGCGCTGTCCGATTATACGCTGACCACCCTGTAGGTATAGACTACTGGTGAGTCCGCTAATAACTACCCGGGTATCGGTACTAGAGGTAACCGTGAGTAGCTCCTCATCCCCAAAGCTATCCGCCTGAATTCTATCCCCCGGTAAAAATGGACTGTCAGCGATAAGTGGAATGGTGTCAGTAAAGATACCGGCCTGCATCCCGCTACCCACCTCATCATCATCTGTACTGGTTCTCAGCGGATTATTGACCACTATCTCTATCTTGGCCGCAGCCAGCATGCCGGTGACAGAAATGGACAGAATATTGAATACGCCAGAGTTCTTGGGATTAGCTGACTGGGTAATGGTTAGTTGCTGGTCAGTAACAATACTAATAGCAGAGGATTGTACGAATGGGGCAGAGAGGGTGTACTTGACCTGGGTGCCACTAATCCACTCGGCTGAGGTGGCAACGGCCAGTCCCTGCTCTCCCCCAGTAAACTGATACCAGCCGTCTGTGCGAGAGAGACTTGGGTTAGGGGTACTGAGACCAAAGAATGCCGGTGCCAGTCGAGTAGTATTAAGGGCTCGCGCCCTTAGGTTGGTGTATAGCGTTGGTAATTTATAGTCGGCACTTAGCTCTAGGATATTATACTCACCATACAGATTGCCGCCAAGTCCAGCCACCACCCTGTTATTGCCAGCCGCCCTATAGCTATCTATATGTGTGGTCCAGCCTACCCGGTCTTCGGTTGGATTGTCTCCGTAAATCTCTGAGTGCTTAAGGCCCCAGATAGTCAGCTGAGGGGATAGGTCCTCTCCTCCTGGGGCTGGTACAGCCGCATCCAACTCAACACAGAGTTTATTTGACAGGATTGAGATAGGCTCATAGTAGACCACGGCCTCAGTAAAGGGAACGTAATTGGTCCAACTCAGTACGGCGGTATTGTTCGAGGTATTAACAACAATACTATCCAAGAGAACCTGCTCAAGGACTCCAGGATTTGCCTCAGTCCTAACATAGACCTGAGAATCCAGGTAGTGACCGGCTATATTATTTATAGTAGCGGGAGGATTATTAACAGGATTCGTGGGACCTATGGCGGGTATGGTAATAATTTCCTGCTGAGAGAATGGGACGGAGCGAAGAACTACCACGACCGAGACGGGGGCCGAGACAGGGGTACTAAACGTAGCCACCACCTCTCCAGAGATACTCACCGTTAGGCTGTCCGGCTCTATGCTCTCGTATACCGCCCCTGTAACCTTATAGAAATCTGTAATTATATTGTAATTTGATAGGCCGTGAGTTGCCGCTGGTATAGTGACAGTGGTCGCCGCAGTTACCACCGGATGCACATAGACACTGCCAGGGACGGAGGCCAGGGAGCGGTATGATATATAGATATCGGTATCAACTGATACGTTATAATTCAGGGTGAGGGCATTGGTGCCGGTATCAATCTGGTAGCTACTGATACCAACTGCCTCATTTCCGGTAGTAGTAGGTTTGAATAGTTTTACTAGGAAGAGTCCTGACTGTCCATGCTCGGTGGCAGTAATAACGAGAGAGGTATTGGCCGCTAGTAATACCTTCTTATCATCCACCTCGAATGAGGGGAAGTACTCCCCTTTATTAGGGACGGCGCTACTATAGGGCTGAAATGGGAGATTGGGAACAGGACTTCCACTGCCGCTGGTCCTGCCGTAGACCACGATAGGGCTACTGGTAACGCCCGTGAGGTCAACTGATGCGTCCAGGGTGAAACAAAGAGAGGTGCCGCTGTACTGAATAGAGGACACGCGGACCGGCACATAGCCAGCCACGCCCTGGTATCCCGGACGCTTGGCGAGATAGCCCTCGGCCTGCGGGTCTACATTAACCAGGTCCTCAGAGAATCCTGGCTGAATCCTACTCTCTGCCGATTGCTGGTCAATACCCGCGCCTAGGTCAGACTCACTAACGGTGATGAAATTCATGGCCACGGAGAATGCCCTAGATTATTTTTTTTGCTTTGACTTTGGCTTCGGCTTCTTTGACTTGCCTGCGGATGATAGGCTGGCCGCAATGGCCTGCTTCTGAGGATATCCCTCTGTCATCATCTTCTTGATATTCTTACTTACTGTCTTAGAGCTACTGCCCTTAAAGAGTGGCATATTAACAATTCCATTTTCGGAGTGATTTATTGATTCGGCTATCAGGGTCCTTGGCCGTCTTCTCGCTGGTCAATTTCTTCTTCATGCCCCTCATCCTGGCGCAGAAGCTATCCCTACGGGAGCCGCCCTCGGGCTGGGGCTTCTTCAGGTTACTGCCAGTAGCCTTGTTGTAGGCATTGCGGCCCTTCTCTGACAGGCCACCCTCAGGATTCTTGTGCTCCTTACGGAACTGGAATCCCTTCTTACGGAGTTTCTTAAGTTTTTCTTTTCTATCGGCCATCGTAGTATCTTCTTGGTGGTACTTCCCAATTCCTATTGGCCCGAGATACGCGAAGGGAGGTCTCTCTTCCGACCCAGCTTCTCTCCACGACAACCTCTAGGTCCTGCTTTACCTTAAGTTCCATATCAGCCGGGCCGCCCAATTTGCGCTGCATCTCTGCCACGGCATACTGAATGATATAGTTACTGAAGGGCTTCTTCATGATAGGGATACAGCTGCCGTGAATCGTACAAATGAAATCGTCTGGCTGTACGGAGACGGTGGAGAGGTCACTGCTGATTGTTTTATTGAGAACGGTGGTGCGGTCATTAGGGCCAAAGACACTCTTAAAGGTAATCTTATTGCCCTGGATATTAGAAATCTGCATTGTTGCCTTTACCTCTCCTGTCTGACCATCAATTAGATTGGCGTAACAGTTCAGCTCCGCATTTGATACGGTGAGAGATGAGCCTACCGCGTCCAGGATAATATAATTCTGGTCGGCCTTGATAAAGGTGATGCGGCCCTGACTCTTTACGAGCGGCTCGGGGTCCTTTAGGTACCAGATACGAAGTGGGTATGTGGCGGTAGGTGACGGGAGTAGACGGTACTTATTACCGACTACGGCGTAGTAGTAGGGTACATTAGTTTTTAGGTTTAGGCTTTCATAGGCACTGGAGTCACGGTAATCAATTCTTTTTACTGGGTAGAAAAGATTGTTTACCCTGACCTCTATCTTTTCCAGGCGCTGCTCGAAGGCGTTCTCTGGTATAGGGTACTCAGATTGTCCTGCGGTAAGAGATACTTCCTGGTAGGCCAGCAGTGGGGATTCATAATGACGGGCTAGGATATTAGCCGCCATGTCCTGTCCACGATTAAGGGCAGGAATGATATCCTCCTCATCACGAACGGACGTAATATTAGATTCGTCTATCATCGAGCGAACCTCTGCTACGAGGTCCTCGGTGGTAAGTCGTCTGGCCACGAAAATTCCCCAGTGAGGCTAATTAGGCCTCTTCTTCCTCGGACTCTTCCATTTCCATTTCGGCCTCTGCCTTGGAGATAGAGAAGCCACGGGCCTCAAGTTCCTTCTGGAGCTCCTCATCGGAGACATCTGCCAGCGGGCTTGCCTCTTCCGAGGACTCTTCGCCCATGTCCATCTCTTCGGCGGAGTCTTCCTCAGCCTCTACCTTAGCGCCCGGAAGCTCTAGCTCCAGGTCCATCTCGTCCATCTCCAGCATTGGGTCCTTAGCAGACTTTGGTGCTGGCATCTTCATGTTCTTCATCTTCATCGCCATTGGGGGGGTCCTTTCAATCGGCGTTTATATTATAATTTAATGAGGTCAACTAATCGTGTGACGAGGTATCCGGCGGTCGCCAGGACAATTGATAGGCCTATGGCTAGGCCACCCTTGACCCAAATAATATCGGTCTCGGTGCGAGTGGTACGACTTCCCAGCATATCGAATTTGGCGTCGATTCTATCGACCTTAGCCTCTATTCGCTCTAGGTGTTTGTCTGTGGTGTTATTTTCCATAATAGTGTCAGACCATTCTGAGGTAGATAGCCGCGGCTACCAGGAAGTCAATACCACTATGGATTTTAGCAGGTTCCTCATCGCTAGGCAACCAGTCTTTGGGGTTTTCTGAGGGGGTTCGCTGCCACAGATAATCTGTAGAGTAGTTCCTAGTGCTTGGAGGGCCGTCCTTAGGAAACATAGAGGTGTCCATAAGCACTGAAATACACTCATTATGTCTGCTCAGCATAGCGGCGAATAGCGCATTCCGAGGGCTGGCAGCTGCCAGTTTCTCCAGTGTTTTCATGGAGATGGGATTGATACCCCCCTCTATTCTCATGAGTAGAAGGATTGATAGGGCCTGGAGGTGGGCCTGAAAGCCTGACTGTGGGATTAGGTGGCTGGTGGCTAGGAGCAGTCTGCCGAAAAGTCCCGGTCTGCGTGACTTTTTGCTACATAAAAAGAAGTAGTACATGAGATTAGGAGACATTAGGGTCCTAGAGATTAGGTACCAGGGGCGGCCCATGTTGCCTGCCCGGAGGAGTGCCCGGCGGAGTGTCCTGGCCGCCACCTTCTCCGCCCTGTAGACGTTGCACCAGAGAGCGAGGCCCATCATCATGTCCTTGCTGATATCTGAGGCCGAGTGTAGGGGGTGGCAGTCGTGGTCAGGAGAACGGAACCATTGCCCTGGCTCCCCCTCGAAGGAGGACAGCTGGGCATCGCCACAGGCACCGGCTGATTGACCAATGGCCGTGAACAGGAGTCCGTCGCAGCCCGGCATCACACCGGTACAATGCGCCCGGTATAGGAGGTACTTGTCTACTACCTGATGGGAGTCCAGGTAATCGGGGCGATTTGGCCTACTGGTAAGGCCGCCCCCTGTAAGGATGTATCTAATAGTAGATAGCATAATAGTTAATAATTAGTAAGCCCAAGTTGGTTTTGACTCTAATTCAACATCACCCGTAGCGGAATAAGCGGTCGTACTCAAGTCGCTGCTTAATGTTATTTGTCCGGTATTAGGAGTCGCTAACCCTCTACCGTAGTTTCCACCGGGATAATTTGTAACAGCTTGAAAAAAGTTCGCCACATTTTTGAATATTACACCATTAACTGTGATTGTAAGACCAGTTGTTGATGTTGCAGTTACTCTGAAATTAAATTTTAGTCTCCAAGTGCCGTTAGACATTTGGTATGGGACAAAAACCGCTCTTGTAGTAGCTAAACCTGTTCCTGAAAGTGTTGGAGCAATTCCACCGTTGTATGTTGTCCCGTCGCCAAGATATTGCATCAACCCAAGTTTAGTATTTCCAGCGTAATTATCAGCGGAATCAATCAGCGTAATATTTGCAGGAGCAATCGGAAACCCAACCGCTGCGCCGCCGGAGACTTTGCGGACGCGCCAGTATTGAGTTGTTGGCCACGCAGCTGTCGTTGCTCCACCATATGTCGTGTCATTGAATGGTCCTGTGTTACCAAAAATGACATAAATATCGGTTGTGTTAATTGGTGTATTATTAACGCCAATGCCATAAGTTTTAGCATTCTGATAATTGAATGCACATACTGAAGAAATTCTTGTCCCAGCGGCATTATAAAAAGTTGCTCCGTTTTGTGTCGTTAACGGAGTCCAATTTATTCTGTCGGTAGATAATTCCAAAACTAGAGAATCTGTTGAAAGAATTGGAGTTGTAAATCTTATTTTGTAACGAGTGGTACTATCATTCAAAGCACTGTTTTTTGTTACGTTAGGAATTAAGGCTCCTGATGACCCGGTAACCATGCCTGTATCATAAGCCGTACCAGTAGCTACACCGCCACTTCCGTCATTACTCGCATACTCCTCAACCGCTCTATCGGCCATGGTGACATTACTTGACCAGCCCACGACAGGAACAGATGCAACCACTCTGACATTAAGTGTCGCATTACTAATTGGGTAGAATGTACTGCCCCACTCGCCTTCACCGGCTTGGTAAATTCCACTAAGAAACAATCTTGTAGAATCGTAAACCTGTACGCCAAATACTGCCCTATTTGTTGCATTGAATATTGTCGCTGAACCGATGACAGGAGAATTCGCAGGAAGTTTACTAGTATCAATAGACAGTCCAGAAGGTAGCGAAATCAGGTAAGTTCCCGTTCCAGCACTTCCTGCCCCTGTCTGAATGATATTGTAATTTAGTTCAATCTTATCACCAACTTGCCGGTAGTACGCAATGTTGGTTGTTGTTGTGCCAACCGTAGGATTTGCAGTAACGCCAGTAATTGTTGGAACGTAACTTCTGGATTGGTCAGTTATAGCTGTCCCGGTCATGATGCTGCTAGGACCGACTACCAGGGCATCTATACGCATGCTAGTGTTGTTAGCGTTCCTGAGGATGCGCAGGGCATACTTATCCCCAGCCGTGCTGCTAGGTATGAAGAAGCCTCTAAAGGTCGTCGTACCAGTTGGAACCTGAGCACTGTTAGGAGTGGTGGCTGAGGCTATTCCGGCAATAGGAATCCTCTCCTGCAAGACGTTGCTGGAATTATAGCGAGCTATGTAGGTCTGTACATCATCAGCTGCACCGACTCCAGTGACAGCAAAGGAGACTGCCATTGCTTTTCCGAGGTCGATACCATCCAGAGAAAAGAGAGGTGTCTCAATGAACTGACCATTACTAGCAAAGGCAATCAGATAGTTATTAGTTGGCCGAAGTGAGGTATCAGCTGAGACTGATATAAGGTTAGCTACTGCACTGCTGCTACCAAAGAAGGTAGGATTAAGGCGAGTAGAAGATGCAAGTACGTCACCAACAGACTGTTGAACACTGATAGCACTGTCAGCATCATACTGGTCTTGAAGGTAGTTCTTACCTACTCCACCGCCTGTACTAGCCCAGCTAACGTCCGTACCATCTGTCCTAAGAAAACGATTGTTATTACTGGTCTGTGTTGGAAGGAGTGCGTTTCTTGCTGTTTGTGCAGTTGTCTGGCCTGTGCCGCCCTGTCCTATGGAGAGAGCTGTAGTCAGTCCTGAAAGGGAAGTAATATCGCTATTGCTACCGCTAGATGCTTTACCGTTCAGCTGTGTTTGAACATCGCTTGTAACAGTATTAATGTACTGAAATTCTGTATTAGTAACACTACCGTCTGCAATCTTTGTGGCATCAATCCCGGTAGGTAAGTCACTGGCCGCAAGGGCAGCCCCTGCTGTTACCAGACCCTTGGCATCGTAGGTAATCTTTGTATTGGTGGCACCAGTAATGGCAGCGTTTTCATCTACCTTGGCATCCAATTGTGTTTGAATAGCTGAAGTTACACCATTCAGATAATCAAATTCAGTATTACTAACTGCTCCTGAACTGAGTTTTGCTGCATCAATTCCTGTTGTCAGGTTACTATTGCCAGCTAGGGCACTGGTTACAATTCCACTAGCATCCCGAAGAAGTACCTTATTAGCGTCTGCCAGTACAGTTTTTATTGCGGTTACAGGCAGGTCCTGGACTGTATTATTATCACCGTCAATCGTCTTGTTAGTAAGGGTCTGGGCCGTGTCTTCCAATACCACTGTCTCGGTGGCCAGTATTGCATCAGGAATTGTGATGGTAACGGCGGAGATTGTCTGCTCAGCTGGGGTAATGGTAACGGTATCATTACCCGGTGTCCGGAATATTAGGTTAACTAATTCAGCTATACTTCCAAGGAGTTTCATTTCTAGGCTATCCTTTTAACGAGCACGGTGAGGCCGCTTCCTGATGGGGCCACACTGGCCGTAAGTGTTATTGTATTAGTGTCAGTTCTCACTACGCTATCCAGGTAGACGGTCTCGTAGGTAACATTATCGAATACCTCAACCATTACATTTCTACTTCCCAGACTATGAGAGACTATCTTGGTGGTTCCAGCTACCCAGGTATCAGAGAATCCGTTTCCGGCCAGGGTAACAATATCAGCTAGGGTAATCTTTTTCAAGGCGTTACTGGATGCGCTGTCAGCAATCAGCAGGATATCGGTGGCGATTGGGCTAGCCTTGGCCGTGGCCTGAACGGGGGATACGCTAAGTATGCCACCCGATTCCGCTATGCCTGAGACGCTATTAATAAGGCCCTGTGGCAGGACGGTGACAGAGAATGAGGTGCCGGAGATATAGTCCAGCTGGGCCGTGGCGGTATCGGCTACCAGGGCACCGACTGCGTCCTGGGCCCTGAGGGCCGGGGCCAGTTGGTCCAGGGCCGCTTTTATGGTGGTTGGTACCGGGGACCAGTCTCCGGAGATAGCTGGGGTGTAGCCAACAGAATTAGCTGAGGATGAAAGAACTACTACCGGTAGAGGAGAGCCGGAAAGGGATACGCTATTAGGGTAGCTTCCTGGGTCAGTATTCCAGGTAGATGGAACCGCGGAATTACTAACCATGGTAAGTGAGGATAGGGGGTTATTGCCCCAAGAATCTACATAGATATCATAGGTAGCACTGGTTACTGAGGCAGAAAACTCGTAGTTACTCCTCAGGGTAGCCGTCATAGCTGAACCAAAACCATCAGGAACAACGCAGTCTGTATCAGTTAGGGTCAGTAGGCCCAGTAGGGTACTACCGAAGATGGTAACGGATGCGGAGTTAATGGTAGTGGTCCCAGCTACCCTGGTGTCATTTCTGAGCTGGATATAATCAATCCCGCCGCCACGACCGGCGAATACCACTGAGCCTATGTCAGAGTTTCCAATATCTAGGACCATTCCTGACACGCCTAAGGGAGTATCATTAACGACCTCGATGCCTGAAGGAAAGGCAATCCCTGATAGGAATAGTCTGCCGGGAGAGCTGTTCAGCCACTTAAGTCTGCTGCTATCGCTGGTGGTTATAATGACGGTATCCCCAGCCAGGGCCGTCATATTAATGTATGGCTTAAGTCTAATGGATGGAGACTCTGTATAGGTGCCTGGGGCTATTATACAGCAGTATCTCTTACCCGCACCGGCATCAGTTATGCTGGAGAGCATTGTAGCAATTGACTTAAATGGGCGTGCCCGTGAGCCCGTCTCGGTATAGGTATTGGTGTTGCTCTTATCTACATAGATAACCTGGGCCTGGCTAAGGGCGGACTCTACAGAAGAAACGCTAGGGGCCTGGTCAGTCTGAGCGCCGTAGGGATTATTAAGGACAGCGGCTGCTCTGGCCAGGGCGGTAGTGTGGTAGAGATTAGTGCCCTCTGACACATCATCAGTTGATAACTGACGGAAGGTGGGGACCGCTGCGGCACCCGAAACAGGCCCCGCCAGTACAGCCTTGGCGCTCTGGGTAGCCAAGACGGCGGTTAGGTCGCCGGATAACACTACAGGAGAGTTACTAACAGTGAACATGGCAGGTAGGACTAGGCCCACACTGGTTACTGTCCCCGCGCCGGGACTGGAGAAAGATAGATTACCGCTGCCGTCAGTGGTGAGTACCTGGTTAGGGAGGCCGTCATCAATTGGCAGGCGAAGGGTTACATTAGCAAGTTGCGAATTACCTGGTAGAAGGCTCGTAGAGTACGAACCATTACGGATAAGGAATCCTTGTGGTCCAGACTCCACCAGGCCAGTGAATACAGGCGATATTTTGCTTCCTGCAATAGCCGCTGCGGCATTTATATCTCCATTTACAATAACGCCAGGAGCTATGGCGGTGGCCCCTTGGGTTCCAATAATATCCCCTAAAAGAGGACCGGTGAAACTTGTGGCACTGCCAGACAAATCCCCTGTAATAGTTCCGTATACTAGAAGATTAGATAATTGAGAGGCGGAACCGACATAGACGGTACCACCACTACCACTGCCACCCTTACTGGGGGCGTTGGGAAGTAGATTAATAGAGGAAAGAGAGGCGACTGCCGCGCTCTGACTATCATCTAGTTGGACGATGGACCCGACAAGGTCAATCCTCTCTAGGTTATAGCGAGCGTCGGCAGTCAAATTCTCGGACAGCCTGAGTCTTAGATTAGGCGTAATACTTGACACGGTGCCGTCCTACTGCGCGTTAGGTGATAGGGCTACCCTTGAGGGTGGCAACCTCTGCCGCCAACCGGGCAATAGCATTCTGAATTGATGTCGGGAGACTAGCCCAATCAGTTGCGTCCTGACCGTCTAATTGGCCGAATTGGGCCGCTGCCCGCTCCCGCTTATTAGGAATCTGGTTGCTTACTGGGACTGTCTTACTAGCTTCTGATGAAGACATGTTATATCCTTTTTAGTTGTTGGTGGCCTGGCAGCCTTTCAGCCGCCAGACCTGGGGGGGTATTAGATAGCGAAGTTCTTGAGAACCGCGATAGCCGCTGGGTGCTTAACCACGAGGGTACCCATTGCCTGCATGAAGGAGACCACTGAGCGCTGGTATCCGCCGGACACTGGCTTCAGGTGGAACTCTGACATCTGGTTGCCCATCGTAACTGGCTCAAAGTCAGTCATGTAGGACTCGATAACCTTCTGTCCGCTCTTAGCCTCTGGCATAGCATAGACCAACTTCTTCTGGACATACTCGGAAGTGATACACTCCAGGCTGTCATTCTGGTGCTGGTAAACGAATTTACGAGCGCCGCGAGTGGTGTCTTCGACGCTGTTAAAGCGGCGGTCCGTCTCACGCGACTCAATCAGACTATCAAGGGCCTCAGGTGCCATGACCAGCTGCTTCCAGCTGTATGCCGACTGACCAACGATGGTCTTAACATTCGACATAAGTTCCTGAATCTGGCTGACATCCAGTGGGTTACCAGCGGCGTCAATCTGTGAGCCTGCCGTTACGCCACTCATGGTGATACCGTGAACAACGCGACCGTCATTAGCTGCCAATGAGAAGAGTCCAGGGATGGCCTCAGTCACATTGCCATAGTCACCAGGGGCTGCCCGGTTAGGCTTCGTTGGCTGACCTGAACGATAGAAATAGTCACCAGCGGCCAGGTTAGTTGAGGCTGGCGAGATATTAGCGCCTGCGGCATCAATAGCCTGAAGGGTAACCTGGTCCAGCTTACGATTTCTGCCGACGACGCGGTAGAGGTTAAGTGCGCTGGCATTGTTACGGGCCGCGCCGCTTGCCTGGTTAGCTGACAGAACATCATTGAATTCAAAGAAGCCAACATGGCCCGGCTCAGTTGCCGCCGCGTTAAGGTTAATGGTAACGAGACCAGCAACCAGGGATACCTCAGTGAGGACCCGGCCAACAACGCCCGTACCGTCACCATAAAGGTCAGCGGCAAGGCGACGCTTGGAGGCTACCGTCTTGGACTCGATTTCCTTGGCGAGTGGCTCAGCGTACTTGGATGGCGACTTACGTGCGCGGTCCCAGACACTGTACTCAATCTCGATGGTGGATGCGAGTTCCTTATAGAGAGCACTACACTCTTGCGTAGTAATCTGCTGCGAGGATGGGAACTGGCCGGTAACACCAGGAGAGACGTACTGGATGGCAGACGGCCCAAGGGATGTCTGAATCAAGAAGTTAAGCTGGCGACCATCTGGGTCCGACACGCGAGCCCGTTTAATCATCTCCCAGTCACGGAAGTCGGTGGAAATTTGGTTACGAACGCCCTCAGAATATGCAATCTGAAGAAATTTGCCTAATTCAAAGGCTGTTACATTTGGAATACTCATGATAAATACCTACTAATAAAGATTAAAGTTTAATTTTTCCGGTCATAAAATCGGTGAGGGCGGAGACCAGATTACCGCTTCTCATATCAGATTTGAACTTCTCTGCATTGGGTGAGGTTTTGGGGCTGTATCCCCTCATTACCTTAGCTGCCGCTGCCTCTTGGGCCGCGACCTTCTTATTGGCAATTACCTTTTGAACCTTCTGCTCTGACTGCTTATTGATAATTTTCCTGAAGGCATTAGATACCTCCCGAAATTCTTTCTCAATTACAGCTGAGGTCAATTCAAAACTTTCTGGATATTGTTCAAGGCGCTTGATTGCCTGGTCCCATACGGCTTGGTCAAGTTGTGCCTCTACCACCGCATCACCCAGTTTCCCGGCGAAACGATGCTTGTCAAAGGCAGGATGTACCACTGACTCAAGGGCCTTCATACTGGAAATTTCTTCCCTCTCTTGAGCCTTCTTAAGGTTATCCTCAACTTGGCGTGACAGCTTCTCGCGCTCCTTGCGCTCGGTGCTCAGCCTTTCTTCCAGGTCCATTCGCTCTAGTTCAGATGGGGTAGCACTCTCGCGTGTCTTCACTCGCTGAAATTCAGCCTGGAGGTGCTTATCGTAGCCTCCTGGGCCTGCAAGTAAATCAATAAGGCCACGTACCCCACCGGAGGAGAATGCACTCTCAACGGCTTCCCAGCTCTGGGCCAGGTCGGTGTACTTTGGTTTTAACTCAGAGAGTTCAGAGGTGGCCTTGTCACGCTCTACTTGATACTTCCGCATTCCTGCGGCCATCTGGACATACTTCTTGAGCTTCTCGCGGTCTTTCCAATCGACGGTTACCTTCTTGCGTCCGCTATCATCTGTGATAATAATCTCTTCGATATCCTTAGAGGTTGCGGCCTCTACGGAGTCAGAAACATTATCCAGGGCGGATGGCAGGCTTACACCAGTCTCATCATTACCATCTGTTGCTCCCTCTAGTGCATCCTCTGCACTGGAGTCGCTGGCCGAAGTGGGCGCAGCACTTTTTGACCCACTGGACACTGTTCCATAGACAGCCTCTTCCACACTTCTGCCACCCTTAAGGGCATCAATTGCGGCTGATACTGGATTAGAAACAATGGGGTCTTTCAATACGGTCGTCATACTTGTCCTCGTTTGCCGTCCAAGAAAGGATAGGCGGTGGGATACCGTCAAACCACAGCGGTCAGATAGGTATTGTCATATAATGTATCTTAACATCATGGGAAAGTCAAGCCTGTTGCTTGGGGCCCATCTGCATTACGTCCAGGGGGGCTCCCGCTCCGGGGACGGCTGGGAGTGGACCGGCTGGGCCTCCTCCTGGCATTCCTCCTGGTACACCGGCTACGGCTGCGGCACCCGCGGCGGCCAGCTGCTCTCTTTCCTTGATATGCCTGTCTATAAGGGCATGCTGCTCAGGGAGTAGGTACTTATATTCAGTAGTCATTACATACTCATAGCAGTATTCCAGCATGTTCTTGTGGTCCTGGAGGTCCCGTGGTGGGATATAGATATCCTTGGCCAGCATCTCCTCAAAGAACTCCCTTTGACGGTCAGCGGCCAGCTGTGTCTTGTCGTATAAACCCTCAAGTTCATTGAGCTTTACCATTTGTAGGATAGTCCTTGTACTAATGCCAGCCTTCTCGAAGAGGGGCATCATATTAAGGACCTCGGTACGCCGGGTAGTTGGGTCAAGAGACAAGGATGCTCCGTACTCTACGGTAAGGTCGAATCCCCCATCAATATCCGCGCCCTTGATATCAATGGCCTCAAATGCCTTCTCTTTTCCGAGAACATGTATCACCCTACTCTCCTCCCAATACTTACGAATTAGGTTAAGGTAGAATCTGTATACACTCTCGGTCATCATTACGTACTTATTAAAGAGGCGGTGCCTAATTAGGTTGGCCTGATTAGTGGCGTACTGCATTAGGAACCCGGACTGCTCCCTGGACTGCTGCCCGAACATGGCCTCGTTAACGCCAGCCATATCATCAATCCCCTGTTTAGCCTGTTGAATAAGCTGAGGAAATGCGGCTGGCAGTGGCATTGGTTCCATGAAATGTGGGGGCTGATTGCCGGTAATCTTAATAATATCCCAGGGACTATTGGTGATAGCGCCGTCGGCAATCTCTGCGCCCTCGGGAAGTATCATTCTGGCGACCCCGTGAGAGTGGAGGTTATCCAGCATCACGTTAAACATCTTGTTATAGGTCTCTTGCAGGGAGGTCTCGTAGGATACTACGGCCTTTCCCCAGACAGCGCCTGGCATGTCGATATCAGTAAAGATGTGGTAGGGGAGGACGGCCTTGGATGGCATCGGCTTATCGGACATCTCTCCCATACCCTCAACGCCCCGATTCTTAGGGGAACTAAAGCGCATTGGGTTAGGGGCGACATCAGTGAGCAGCTCGGCATTCCTGGTCATGAAGCAGAAGCGGCCAATCATACCATTATATGGCAGGCCCTTCTCCCAGTATTGATAAATCTCTACCACATCGTAGCGTTTATCGTTAAAGTTTCTATTAGTGCCGTACTCAGTCCTACGAGTTTCCTCCGTAATCCTGTACTTATCCAGCGTGTCCTTATGCTCAGGGAACCTGTAAAGGGCCTCATCATAGGGCATAAAGATGCGCTCGAACATGTACTTTATTTCTTCTATACGGGTAGCGTCCGGGTCAATATAGATATCCCAGGGAGATGGTACCGTAAAATCAATATCACCCTCCATGGTCAGTTCTCCGGAGGCCTCATCAAAGTCTACGATGTCTCCCTTGTCCGGGTCCCATACCGTCCTTACTATACCCGTACCATAGATAAGGGTATTAAGGGATGCCTGGTCAAATAGTTCCTGCATCTGATACTTACGGATAGCGAATCGTATCAGCCGGTCAGCGGCGTCCGCCTTTCTGCGGTCAGATGGGTCATTGCTCGTAGGACGGGTGACTACCGTTGGTGGATTGGCGGATAGTTGGGAGTGAATTAGTCTAGTATTCTTAAAGGCGTAATTGACACCGACATTAGGATTACTGCTATCCACATCAGAGATACCTACCTGCATCTCGGACTCAAAGGATACGGATACGCCCGGACCTGATGGCTTTCCCCTGGTATTGAACAGGGTGGTCTCATTCTCCTGCCACTGACTCTCAAAGGTCTTACGGGAATCTATACAAAAGGACAATCTTTTATAAAGTTCTTGACTGGCCTGTTCAGGCGTCCAGATAATTATCCTAGCCATTAGTAGTCCTGCTCTTGTTCTTGTTCTTTGAAATTAATACCGTAATCACCGAATACTGCCGATAGTTTTTCCATCATTGCCGAGTGTTTCTCGGTATATGGATGCTGACAGGAGATATGGTGATAAACCTTTTGCAGAAACTCTACTGCCTGTTCTTTATTAACATCAGCCGCCATACACTCCAGTGCATATTCGATTTTATCATCTAATGACGGGGCTTTGCAATGAGTTTCTTCTACTGTTGGCGGGGCCTTTTGGCTGAGAATAGATATTTTTATTTTCATAGAGTCCTCCTTCCTCGTGTAGCAATAACTAAAAGCTGGGCTAGTTTCTTTTTCTCTATCTGTATTTTTTTCTTCTCGGCCCTGACCGCCAGTAGGAGGAGGGCAGTTACGGGAAGTGCCAGGTGTATGGCTACTAGAAATTCTACCATCTGGTTCTTCCCCTTGTGATTTTCCAGTATTTTCTATTATTAGAGGATAACTGCATTGCTAGTTTATTGTCTTTTTTGCGCTGCTCATTAGCCGTTCTTAGCTCTGCCTGCCAGGAGAGACCCGCGGTAATTCCCTCGTACTTCGGCATACAATCCACGAAATACTGTGCGCTATCAAGGAGATGGAAGGAGCTGCTATTAACAATCTTATTAGCGCCCGTCTCTGACCAGCGGCATGTCTCGAACTCGTCCACCAGGTCAGTACACCAGCTGGATATCCGGATACGGGGGCCAATTGCGGATTGCAGTCCCTTGATAAGCTCGGCCTTTCGGTCATTCTTACGGTAGGGTGTCATATAGGTGAGCCCCATTGAGGCGGCGGTAGCCGCGTACCAGGGGTTAGCTGAGTCGCAGATACGCCTGACTATATTAAGCCCGGCGGTTCTCT